GTAGAAGTTAAAAATTCTGATGGTGTTATCATGTTCCCTGCTGGTAAACGTGTCGATGGGTCAGGAAAATATGAAGGAGATTTTTCAGGCATAGGTGCTCCTAAACAAAGTATAAGTTTCTATGATTCAACAAATGGTCAAACTACTGTTAATAATATAACAAAAGAAGTAACTAATTTAAATTATGAAATTAATCTCAATGAAGATAAGAGAAATATATTCTTACTTAAAGCAATGTACATAGGTGTAGTCTTAGATGATATGGAAGAAATGATGCAATATAAAAAAGGATCCACTCAGTATGTGAATGGATCCTTAAAACGTGCAGATAATATCAGACTATTTAATTAATTATTCCTCAGCTAATTTCTGGAAATAACTTAGTGCATCATCTTCTTCACTAGAGGAAGAACTTACTGCAGCAGCAACTGTTTCTTCTGCCTTACGAGAATTAAAGTCAGGAGTATAAGAACGAGCATTGTCCTCATTAGAAACCTCTTCATCAAAACGACGAGCAGGAGTTCTACCTTGACCTAACACATACTTAAGACGCTTCTCAAGATCATCATAAGACTTGAACTGATCAGGAGCAGTCACAGCAGAAAGAGAATACTCCTTCTTCCAGATTGCTTCCAGTGCATCATCATCTTCAAGAAGTGGTGATGGAGAATCGAACTCTGACTTATCATAGTTCCAGAACCCATCTTTCTTAACGATCTTCAACTTGAAGTTTGCACCTTGCCAGAAGTCAAACGGATTGATTGGAGTCTCATCCTCAAACTCAGGCTGCATTGCTTCCATAACCTTATCAAAGATCTTCTTACCAAATTTGAATAAGAATACCTTACCCTCATTCTGAGGATTGGTAGGATCTTTAACAACGTAGATGTTGCTGTAATAAGATAACTTACGCTTTTGCTTGCGAACAGTATCCTTATCAGACTCATTACCACTGTTCCATAATTCTCTATTGTAATCAGAGACTGGATCTTTACCACCTGTTGTAGTTAATGAGTTCTCAATATACCACCCACCTGGTCCTTGAAAGGCATGGGAGTATAGTTTTGCCCACGGAATATCCTCACCTTCAGGGGAAGGTAAGAAACGTATGACAGCAAAACCGTTTCCAGTTTTGTCTAGTTCTGGTTTCCAAAGGCGGTCATCACCACCTCCACCAGTATTATTCATTTTCTCTACTTCCTTAACTAACTTTTGAGTTAAAGAACCTAGAGAGGATTGCTTTTTTAAGTCCTTAAAAGACATTCGGATTACCTCAGATTTTTTAGATTTGGCTTTTGTGATTCCGTATATAAATTATATCAATCAACTTGATTTGTGTCAAGTTGTTTCTTCATTAAATTAACCATCTGTGCCATCTGGTTAAACAGCACACTCATATCAACATTAGAAGGAAGTCCCATTAGAGTAGCAGATCTTGCGATCTCCTGCTTCATTCTTTTCGCTTCAGGATCATCAGACAAACTCAATCTAGCATAAAGTACTTGTTGCTTATTAAGAAGTTTCTCTAATATGCCAATGTGATATGCTTTATCCTCATTGTTCATAAATTGAAACTTCATAATCTGCCCATACACTTCTTCCTGAAGTTCAGAGATTTCAGCCATCTCTGATCGAACTATTTCTGAGTCGAAGAAACTCATTCACCACCCTCATTCTCTACTACTTCAACAGTACCAGTTTCTGGTGCTGCTGCTTCTTCTGCTTTACTTTGTTCGATTTGTTCTAGTACCTCAACTGCACCTAAAAGTCTCATACGAGTCTCAGTTAAAGTGTTCAATTGAGTCGTAACATCTTTCAATTGTGTTCTTAAATTTTCAAGAACTTCTGCATTTTCAAGAGCCATGAATGACAACCTCCTTCAAGATTTTTTTGTAACGGAATATATCAATATTTAGGAAGGGAGAATACTTTTTAATTTTACGACTGACGGTTTCCCACACAGGGTCTTTCAGTCTTTTATCAAAGTCTTTCGCATACCCAAATACACGATCACATATTACCATAGTTTCTATGGATATGTCACCCCCCAGATAACTTTTCAGTATGGGTGGGTGACCTTTAGAACAATCAAATACATCATCTACTTTTTTATCTTCAAATAAACTATCAATTTCTTGTCGAAAAACATAGGACAATGACTGTACTTTCTTCTGCCAATCTTGATACCTACCTTCTCCTTCCTTTATCATCTCCCCTATCCACATAGTAGATGGATCAGTCGTATAAACAAAATTAGATACGAAAAAATCTACTACTTCTTTATCATTCTTCTGTCTTGATACTTTCTCAAACCAAAATCTATCTTTTCTCTTATAGAAGGCCTGTTTAGTTGCCCTAGTCTTTCCACCATACTTATGAAAATCATAATGATCTTTAGTGAAATGATTTTTTAATGAAAGATAACAACGGTAAGCATCAAAGGGCATCATCTACCTTCTCTTGATTTGTTTCTAATTGTAATATGATTACCTTCGATTGCAATCTCCAGATAATCACGATGACTCCAACCTAATTTTTCATACATCTCATTCAGTTTAGCCATGTCTTCCCACAAATCAGTAGGAGTAGGTTCACCCCAAAAGGGATTGTCATCAGGGTCATTCATAGTGGTAACTTAGCACGGGAACTTCTCTTTAGAAAATTAAGTTCAGATGCTTCGTATTTAATCTTTTCTTTTAGGGGTTTAGATATTAGTTTAGGAACTGATTCTAAATCAATGGCGTTTAAATCACAGAAATAAACAATAGCATCAATATAATTCATGTCCTCTTGATTGAGAACAAGTTGTTCTATTTCTTGTGCAAATTTAGCAGGACAAAAAAACTTGTCCTTCAATGCTTGTTCTAATTCATTCTCCATTCGCTGCCCCAGTATTGTGAGATACAAATTCTTTTATATAACGAACTAGAAGCTTAATATAATCCCCTTTGTTTCTTTTGTCAAATACTTTTACATCACCACCAGGAGTTACCATAATAGTGATAAGTTTTTTAACAGGGATCTCAGTTAGTTCATAGTAAGCAGCAGCATAAAAAGTCTCCTGAACAAAATAGTTTTCCAACCATTTCTCAGGTTTAATCTTTCCAGATGTTTTAAAGTCAATGACTGCTAACTCACCTTCATACTCTGCTATACAATCAACTCTACCCGCAAGACCAAGGTAATCTGAATAAAGTGTTCTCTCTATAGCGTGTATGTTATTTATCTTATCCAGATATGGTGCAGCATGATGAAACATAAACTTGGTAGCAGGTTGAAACTGATCCCAATCTATTTCTTTATTCAACATATACAGTTCAACTGCCTCATGAAAATCTGTTCCACGAGCAGTTGCTTTCTTGGTAATTCTATTTGCTTCTTCTATGCCAACTCGCTTACGCCAATCAACAAAGATCTGACGATTATAAAAAGAAGTTACTGAAGTAATAGAAGGAACCCAGCTTCCATCTGGAATCTGATACAGTCTACAACCTGGTGTCTCTTTCTTTTTTAATTCAATGTCACCTAAGAAATTACAATGGGTAAAAGTCATAAACCAATTTCCAATTTTGAAAGTAGATATTCCTTACACAATCCTGATCGAACAATATCATCAACTCCAAATTCAATAAGATCAACCGATGGCATAATCCTAAGAATCTTCATGAAGTCACCAATACCATTTCTTTCATTCTGTTTAATCAGATCAGTCTGGGTTGCATCACCACAGAACATAATCTTAGTGTCGTTACCTACTCTTGTTATTATACTATCAAGTTCATGAAAATTCAAGTTTTGAAACTCATCTACTATAATAATTGACTTATCAAAAGTAGTTCCACGAATGAATGATGTGCTCCAGAAGCCAATAGTTCCTTGAGTCTTAAGATTACCATAAAGCATCTCAAAATCTGCTGCTGTAGGTAACTGGAACATATACTTTACCATATTCTTATAAGGAATCTGATAAAGTAATGACTTATCCTCATGATCACCAGGTAAGAAACCTATCTCTCTGGTAGCAACAAGAGATCTTACAATGTATATCTTTTCGTATGGTGTAGATGGATCTAAGACATCACATAGTGCATTGTAAAGCGTAATGAAAGTCTTACCTGTTCCTGCTGCACCATAAGCAACAAGGTTCTTACCAGTTTCATAGGTATTGAACAACACTTGTTGCGTCTCTGTTAAGGGTTCAATACTCCTCAACATATCAGCATTAATTGGTTTCTTCCTTTTCATCTGCTTAGTCGTTAAACCAACTCCAATAGGTTGGTCTGCTTTCTTTTTACGTGGCATACTGTTTAATTAGGATCGGTCATTACAGATTGAGTTGCAGACTCATAAGAGCCTTTCTTAGCTAATCTTCCAGAGATACCTCCAGATTTTTCAGCCTTCTTAAGAACTTCACCCCATCCAGGATTTTTATTAACAAGTTTATCTCTCCACTCACCAACCTCAACTCCTAAACCAGGCATGGTAGAAGGATCAGAATAATCCCTATCCCAATCTGGGTTATCTTCTTTCCACTGATCCCAAACATGGATACTCATTGCTACTTCCTTCTGTTCACCAGTCTCTTTGTTTATAACAGGGTATGTTGCCATATCAATACAATAAGGTTTACGATTATTTATGAAACCCACTCAAGGGCTTCTGAGACTGCAGGGAACTGTTCAGTAAACACCTTCCTACATCCTTCTGCAATATCCATATGTTCTTTCTGTGTTCCGTGTGCAGATCTTAGATTTATATAATGTATCCATGAACGACATGAACCAGTCATATAGATCCTTGTGGGTGTACATAAAGGTAGTACCATTCTAGCACACTCCTTAGCAACACCTTGACTAAGCATCTGTTCATATAAGGATTTAGCAGAACTAAACAAAGTAATCATCTGACGATTAAACTTATCAGTTATCTCAGGATCTAAATCATCAGTAGAGTTCTGACGATTCTTTACATCCTGTCTACGAAGTTCTGGTAATTCTATATCACCTAGAGATGTAGTCTGTGCATACCTCTGAGAGAACTCTTGGAATGTGAAACTTCTATGTCTTAGTATCTGTGCAGCAATAGCACGAGTAGTCTCTATCTCAAGTGTCATTGAAGACTGCTCAAACACACTCCAATGATTGTGCTTGATACAATACTTCAATAGTCCTGCATACTTCTCATTATCCTGATTAGATGGATTAGATACTCTGGCAACATAGGCCATAAGTTTCTCCGCATCAGGAGTAACAGTAACAAGTTTTACAGTCATTCATCGTCCTCAAATACTTCATCATAGTCTGCCATTGATCCTACATGCTCCTCATAATTTTCTTGTTTGTAAGCATCAACATCCGAATAAACTTCAGATTCTAGTTCTTCAACAATCTCTTTAAGAGCCATGATAAGAACTTTTAACTTTGATTTGTTCATTCTTATTGCTTTTCACCTAATTATAATACAAAAAAAGAGGGGTGTAAACCCCTCCTTAGTTTAACTGCAAGGAACTGCCTTGCTTTTCACTTTAATACCACGATACATTAGTTCGTGATTTCTATGCTGAGATGCTTCAGCGAGTACTTTTTTGTTGTACTCTTCAGAGTCATATGAGACTCCACGGTAAGTGACTTTTGCCATTGGGTTTCTCCAAAGTAGTAGGGATTTTGGCCCCGTTCCTTCAGTCAACTTCTGCGTCCTCAAAGCATCCATTCTCAGTGTTCTCTTGTATTACTTCAACTAACTCTGCTCTGTGAGGAGTTGAGAGATCAATGTTGTCAATAATATTCTGAGCACTTTCACATGATAATAATGTAGCGAGAAGAAATTCCATGAGGATGAACGATCCGTTCCGAGTCGGCTTACTTGCGACCTCTTATGAGGTTGAACGATTGTGTTAATACTAACACACATATACTATATAGTCAAGCAGTTTTGTATTTTGTGATACAGTTTTTAATCTGTCACAACTTCTCCTATAACCCAAGACTTTAAGTTATGTTTAGAAATAATATCTTTTGTATCTTTTGCTACGTCTTCTGGAACTATTAAACAATATCCTATACCCATATTGAATGTATTGATCATATCTTCCTCTGGTATCTCACCTGCAAGCATAATTTTACTAAACAATTCTGGTATTGGCCAAGAATTATAATCAATCTTCACATTATATTTTGAAGGAATACATCTAGGAAGATTTCCTGGTATACCACCACCTGTAATATGTGCCATACCAAGAATAGGAACTTCTGATCTTAAATCTTTTACTAAAGGAGAATAGATCGTAGTTGGAGTAAGTAACTCAGGCATAGGTTTTCCAATATGACTATGATTAAAAGTTATCTTATGCCTCCATAACATATCATTAATCAAAGTATAACCATTACTATGCAACCCACTACTTTCTATACCAATAATTACATCACCCCTTTTAACAAGACTACCATTAATTATCTCAGACTTCTCTACTATACCTGTACAAAATCCTGCAAGATCATATTCTTTCTGTCTAAAATGCTCAGCTGTTTCTCCACCAATAAGTTCTACACCTGCTATTTCACATCCTTTCAGAATACCAACCATAATATCAGCAACCTTATCATCTATTTTTCTAGTGGAAACATAATCTAAAAAATATAATGGTTTAGCACCACAAGTTATTACATCATTAACACACATAGCAACTAGATCTATACCAATAGTAGTATAGTCACCAGCAATCCTTGCTATATTAATCTTAGTACCTACACCATCAGCACCAGATACCAAAACAGGTTCCTCATAACCACGAGGAACCTCAAACATGCCACCAAAGCCACCAATGCTAGGTGCTTCTTTTTTTAGTTGTTCAACAAAAGCATTACCTGCTTCAACGTCAACTCCTGCATCCTTATAATTCATTTGCTATAAAGGTCTCCCATCTTTATCAAGTAAATCAAGTTTTTTAATTTCACTAAAGTTAGATTTCTGCTGTCTTTTTATCTTCTTATACTCCTGAATTAGTTTGTCTACTTCATCCTTAGATATATTAACCTTTAATTGATTATCTTCACCTTCTTTTTTAACAAAACCTAAACCACTTTCCTTGACAGACTCCTCCTTCTCATCAACATAATCATTAATTACTTCTTGAATATTATCACGAATCAATGCATCTATCTGCATCCTCAATTCATCATCGGATTGTTTCATTACTTCCTCCTCCTCTTTTTCTCAGGTGGTTTATATCCATATTGACTTGGGTTTACAGTACCATGACCATATTCAATCTTCTGAACACAATCTTTACCATACCTATCATAATACATATCAAATACATTTACCATCTTACCCGAACGAGTAACATCTAAAAGTGTTTCTCCTTTAACAACATAAGTTACATTGAACGCATCACTAGGAAGTTTTCTATCATTGGCTTTCTCCTGAGTTGTTTTCTCTAAAAGAACTTCGCAAGAATAATCAGATGGATTAAACTTATCTTCTTTTTTTTCTTTCTTTTCTTCAGACACTTTCTTTTCTGTTTTAGTAGTCATGACCTACCACCCCAAGTAATATCTGGAAATGCTGCCTTGACATTATCAAAACTAACATCATAAAGATCAGTTAACTTACCATCCTTAACCTTAACTAGAAGTTCTGCCTCTCTAGGATGAAGACCCTCTAAGAGATTGATGAACATCATTTCTCTACGTATTGTAGAAAGCGTGTTATTGCCTCCCTGAACGTAATGATATAGGTTTTGCCACTCTCGCCTTAAAGATGTTCTTCCCTGACCTTGTAAGTCCTGTCTGGTAGCAGCCTCACCACCTCTTGCCTCCATTGCTAAATTCTCTGACAAACTTCCAGAGTAAACGTTCTGATCCTTTAGATCTCCATAAGGAACATCACCTTCAGGAAGAAGAGAAACCACAGTGTCATCAAAATTCCAAATGACTATTGATTTAACAGAGTCATCCTCATATTGTTGTAAAACTTGCACCTTCTTTGGATTTGTTTTTTGCTTTGCTGCTAAATCAAAAATCTCAAAGATAAAAGGATTTATAGGAAGAGAATCTACAGCAGGTGCTGCTGGAGATCTTTTCTTAGGAGTCTTCCTCGTCGTTGTCTTCGCTGGTGTCATAATTGTTTTCAATTCTTAAAGCTAAAATTTCATCAGGAACTAATTGTCCATTCTCATCAAACATTTCTGGATGAGTATACACTACTTGGGGTGTTGTTTCATATGAATGCTGTCTTGCCATCCATCCTATCATACCACCTACCAATAATGCAAGCAACGACACAACTGTCGTTAAAGTTAATGTTACTATGGTCATGTCCATTTCCATTGTACACCTCCAGAGGGTTATGTTTTTCGTATGTCAAGGTAAAAATTAAAGTGAAAAACTATTTCCCTGTTCCAGAGAGAGATTAGTTTTCCAAATTTTACCTGAAAGGTTTTTGGTTTTTCTAATCTCCTCCTATTGCGTAACAATAATTCTACACCCCGATTTATTTCGGTAGTGTCTTTATTTAGATCCTTTTTTTCGTCTTCCAGGTTTTCTGTCATGACTATACCTCACTGCATCTTCAAGGATGCTGGACAAATAGTTTTTTATTTTTCTTGCTTGAGGTTTAGGAACATGATGATAAGCCTCACGCAATTGTTTATGTTCATTATCGGCACCACCCTTGATATACTCTTCCAAGTCTCGGATCAAATCACTTAGTTCCTTTGCAGTAGAACTATTAAGAAATCCATCTATCTCATACTTTTTAGTATTAGATGCTTTTAAGAACTCATAAAACTTGAGTTGCATCTTTCCTTGGAATGAATAGTCAATAGCATGTTCGATCATGTCATAAACATTATCGAAATCTGAATACATTAGACTAACTGATTTTCCTGTAGATACTGGACGGTATCAGAACAACCACCAAGTTTCGTTCCGTTCATTACAACCTGCGGAAAAGTAGATCCTTCTCCAAACTCACCATAGAAACTTGTTTTATCAAAATCCTTATCTAATTTATACGTAACATAATTTAGACTAGCTAAATCTAATACTTCTTGAATCTTTGTACAGAAAGGACAACCATCCTTTGAAAAGACGGTGAAGTTTCTTGTTTGAGTCATAGTGTTTCCCATAACTCTTTCTTCAGGTTCTAATTTTCCGTGCATGTCATATAAGATTATGAAGATTACTTAGTATATATTTGGATCTATTTGTTCAATGAGGATTATACCAGTTCATTAACAAAACTGTAGTGATTACTCCAATCACCACTCCAAGGGCAAGCCAAGAAATTAATGCCATCAACATTTAAAATTATCTAACTGGATCCATCATACCACAGAACCTAAAAAAATCAACCCTGCCAAATCATATCAGGCATTGCTTGTTGGCCAGGTCTCATAACAAATAATAATATGGCATATCCAATGAACCATATGATATTAAACAACCATGCTTGTCTCCAAAGATACTTTCGTACCCCCATAGAGAGCATAACATTTCTCACTGCTTTAGGATCGTCTTCATTACCTGTTGCTCTGAAGATCTGTTCGATGATCACTGCAATAATTGTACCTATCACCAATGGATAAAATACAAAGTTTGCGAATGACATTACTGCTATTAAAAAAGTCATCTATTTAAAGTACTTGTTGATTACCTCAATTTGATCGTGCCACTTAGCAATCTTATCTATCTCTTCCTGTATTGCTTGAGTAATATCAGAGTGTTCACCAATACCAACAGGGCTGGTCAAATAGATTTCTACATTTGCTTTATGCATTGCAATCTCACCATTTGCATGTGCGAGAAGTGCTTTTAATAATTGATCTCTCATTAGTCTAAGTTTTCCTCCTGTTCTGTAAGTATAACACAATCTGACTCAGGTGTCGCTACGCAGATAAGAGACCACCCTTCTTCCAGTTGATCCTCATCTAAGAAAGATTGTTCGTCATTATTAACTGATCCTTCTAATACTTTTCCTAAGCAAGAAGAACAAGCACCAGCACGACACGAAGAAGGTAGGTCTAATCCTGCCTCCTCTGCTGCGTCTAAAATATACTGATCCTCTTCACATTGAACTACTTCTTCTGCACCATCAGGTAAACGAAAGGTAATTGAATATGCCATTTGTTAATTTGCAACCGTATTATATAGCACACCTATTGAGAATAAATGATACACTATTGAGAATCAATTTCATTAACACCCATTACCAGTCAGGATATGTCCAATCTGATGAATCAGGGTTCCTCTTTCTCCTATCTGTAATTCTTTTTATGGTGCATTCCTTACATTCATAAGAATAAGATGAAGCAAGTTTTTCATTCTTACGGACACGATAATATGAATGCAAGAGATTTTTTCTCTCTCCACATATTCTACAAACCCTTTCCTGAAGTAACAAATGGCCCAGTTTAATTTGTTCGTCTAAATCCATAAAAAAAAGACCCCTACATTATGTAGAGGTCTTGTCTATTTGTAATGGTCAGTTATATTTAACCAACAGAAGGAGCAGTAAGTGCAACTTCAGATGTCTCAGCAGATGCTAAGTCAAGTGGGAAGTTGTGAGCATTACGCTCGTGCATTACTTCCATACCAAGGTTTGCTCTGTTTAGAACGTCACCCCAAGTAGGAACAACCTTACCAGATGCGTCTACGACTGACTGGTTGAAGTTGAAACCGTTAAGGTTGAATGCCATTGTGCAGATACCCATAGAGGTTAACCATACACAAATAACAGGCCACGATGCTAAGAAGAAGTGGAGTGAACGAGAGTTATTGAATGAAGCATATTGGAAGATCAAACGTCCAAAGTAACCATGAGCGGCCACGATGTTGTAAGTCTCTTCTTCTTGTCCAAACTTATAACCATAGTTCTGTGAATCCAAACCAGTTGTTTCTCTGATCAGAGAAGATGTAACTAGTGAACCGTGCATAGCACTGAATAAAGCACCACCGAACATACCTGCTACACCAGCCATATGGAATGGATGCATCAAGATGTTGTGCTCAGCCTGGAATACGAACATGAAGTTAAACGTACCAGATATTCCAAGTGGCATTCCGTCTGAGAAAGAACCCTGACCGAATGGGTATACTAAGAATACAGCAAAAGCAGCAGATACAGGTGCAGAATATGCAACACAGATCCAAGGACGCATACCTAAACGGTATGATAACTCCCACTGTCTACCCATATAAGCAGAGATTCCAATAAGGAAGTGGAAGATAACCAACTGATAAGGGCCTCCATTATACAACCACTCATCAAGAGTAGCAGCTTCCCAGATGGGATAGAAGTGAAGTCCAATAGCATTGGATGATGGAACTACAGCACCAGAAATGATGTTGTTTCCATACAAGAATGAACCAGCAACTGGTTCACGGATTCCGTCGATATCGACAGGAGGAGCAGCGATGAATGCTATGATAAAGCATGTTGTTGCTGCTAAAAGACATGGGATCATCAAGACACCGAACCAACCAACATAGATGCGGTTGTTAGTGGATGTAACCCAGTCACAGAACTCAGACCATCCAGTAAGGAGTCCTTGTTCTCTTTTTTGTAGAGTTGTCATTAGTCCAACTTTTAGTAGGGCTGCAGGGTAACAGCGAAACTAAGATCCTTCAGAACCCTATACCTGAAGGTAGGATAAAGACTTAATTTTACTTCCCTATAGGTCTTGGTTTAAGGGGAAGAATATGAGTGAGCATTTCCTCACTGACCTATTTAGTATAACGAAATGTTAAGCAGTTGTCAACCCTCTGGCATGGTTTTTTTCATTTCTTTATCTAAAACTGCCATCTTGTCCTTTAAAATATCACTTTTTGTTTTCTTTTTAGGTTTTCTAAAGAACCTACCTATAGATTTCTTATTAGATTTTATTCTTTTATTCTTAACCTCCTTATCCATTGGATCATATTCACTCATAACATAATCAACTCTCATCAACTTATTAATAGAAGTCATCTTACCTTTGCGACTCTTAAAAGTTTTAGGATCGGTAAGGTCAATACTTCTTTTCGTTGCTTGCATTAATTTATCATAAAGTCTTTTATTCTCTGGGAATCTTGTCTCAATATATTCATCAGCAGCTGCAAGTTGCATATCCATCTTATAATTTAATGCTGCAAGATGTGGATCACTCTTTGGATACCTTTCTCTAGCATAAGCAAGCATATTTGGATTTCTCATAATATAAGCATTCAATTTATCTATCAGAGAAGTCCATTTTTGAGCCTCATCCTTTGTTAATTTATGATTTCTTAATAAATCTTTGTTCTTTACTTTGATATATGGTATTGGTGTATCTAATTGAGGAAGAAGTTTTGGATGATAACCATTGACCATCTTAGGTGGTTTTTCCTTGGGGTACTCAGGTTTAATATCCTTTTCACTAAACCATCTTTTCTTTTCATCCTTATCAATATCAGTATGTTTTGGTGATGCCCATCCTTCTGATATCAATTTACCTTGTAGTTTATATGATGCCACCATTGTATTCTTTTTCTTTTTCTTTTTCTTACTAGTCTTACTGGTAGTTCCACCAACATATGCACCAAGAGAATAATCTTTATCTCTTTTGGCAGAAGCAACTTTAGTATCACCACTTTTAGTAGCAGTAGGGAACGGAAAATCACCTGGAACAATGTCGGAATCATCTTCCCAATCATCTCCACTATCATCAGCACCAAATGGATCATCATCCGCAGTATAAGGTAATCCACCAGCATATTTTTCACCATTACTCCAATCAAAATTATCCCAAGCATTTTCATTAGGATTCTTTACTTCTTTAGGAGTATCAAATTTTGTATTCTCTATCGTATGACGATCCCATCCTTTAAGAAAATCTTTTGACAATCTTTCATTTGCCTCCTTAAACCAATCAGAATCATATATTGCCTTTATTCTTTCCTTCTCAGTTTTTCTTAATTGCTCTGATACCTTTTTCTTTTCATCATATACTTTTTTCATATCTTTTATCTTAGTCCTTATAGTATCATTAGCCTTAATACTTAAGTTCAACTGATTCATATCTCTATCAACATATTCATCTCTTAAACTATTTCTCGTACTTATATGAGAATTCCATAGGGATTCTCTTTTCTTCTGCCCCTTATCTTCCTTCGCAGCAGCTTCTTTAGCAGCATTTTCAAGTTTTATCTTTTTCGACATACAGTTAATATCACAATCAAAATAACCCATACGAGCAAGTTCTGGATTTGGATGAGGTGCTAAACCACTAAAGAATGAAGTAACTGCATTATATGCTGCTGCACGATCACTGGATAGTTTATCTAATACCTTTTCATGATCATCATAGGCTTGCCGTGATTGCTTGAATGCTGGTTGTTTTTCAGCATAATTATATCCTATCTCATATACATTAGCTCCTTTCTTAGCATCTGCCTTCCATTTCTCAACAAATTCCTTATCAGCAGCATACGTTTGATAATCACCAGACATGTCTGCCTTTTCAAACCTCTGCTCATCAGGTAAATTAAGCCATCCTTTAGTTCCAGTATACTTATTATCCATAAAAGCATTACTCCATGCCGAAGCAGCTTCATTATATTCCTCTTGTGCTGTCTTTACACCATCTATAATTGCCTGAGACTCTTCAGTAGCTCTTTTAAATCCTTCATTTTCTTCATATACTTCATCAAATACATCATATAATTGTTCCTGATCAATATTCTTATCACTAAAGAGACTCCATGCTTGATCTTCCGCATCTTCTTGAGAAAGTTTATCATACTTTTGAAGTTCAGCCTCCATAAGTACTTCATCCATACTTAAAGCTTGATAATAAAAATTCTTTGAAGCAGGTCCATCTTTGAACATCTCTTTAACTTTTTCAGCAGACATTCTTATCTCACCAGTTTTGTGTTTTCCTCCACCAAGAAGTTTAGAAAGATTTACTGCTTTACCCATAACAGAACCAGTCAACAATCCCATTAAAGCTCCAATAGGTCCAGGACCAAATTTAATAGAAGCATCCATACTATATTCACCAATACTATTATACAAAGCTTGTCCAAAAGTTTTCTGCATCCAAGTCATCTTATCTTTATTACTAGCAAACTCATCAGCATTTTTCTTAAAATCATAATTAAATCTAATAACAATTTCACGAGTTTCCGCATCATATTCTGGGGCTTGTCCTGTTCCAATAATATTATCTCCAACAAAAACTACACCATCTTTAATTTGAGCACTGGCAAATGCCTTGTCTACATATTCTTGTCCCAAATAATCAACATCTATTACATCTGGTAAATTATTTGTAAGATAATCAAAGAAAAGTTTACCAGCCCTACCAGTATCAACAATAGTATCTTTAACATTATTCAAAGCATCCGCAAAATTATCTACAAAATGTCCCTTATCAAGTATTTCTGCAGAGATATTTTTTAAATCTTCTGGTGGAATATTTACCATATCTGTCAATTCACCACTTACACCCAATTCACCCATTGCTGCTTGTTTGGGTGGTTCATCACTAAGTACATCACTAACCAATTTATCACCAAGCTCGGTTATTTTATCATCAACTGATGCTCCGATAGCACCAGCAGTTGCACCCGTTGCTTTATCAATAGCCCACTGCGAACCCACAGTTGGACCACTCGACATGCTTCCAGGTGCTTTGGGATCTCTAACTAATCGTGTTGAATCAAGATCTTTAATTGATGGATTTTGTCCCGTCGTTTCATAATTTTTAACTGATGCATTTGTATGTTGCATCTGATCAAACTCCCATCTTGCCTTATCAGATATTGAAGATCTGTCAGTAGGACGCATCATTGTTTCCCACTTACCTGTCTTAGGATTAATAAATTTCTTACCAATTAAATTACCTTTAGCATTATATAATTGAAGATTTGTCAACTTACCATCTGGACCCTTAGTAGGTTTAGTATTTTTCCACGCAGTAATTCTTGAAGCAGGAACATTATAAGGAGTCTTATAAGCATTTCCACCAGCTACAGCACCAGCAAGAGCACCTATAAGTGGTTCAACCCACCACTCATTATTATCAATCCATGCTCCTACTGGATTAGCAGGATCATTCCAAGGTAACTTGTCAATAAAATCAACTACAGTACTATATCCAGGAATATTATCCTTAAAGAACTTATCGGCAAGAGCATCTGTTGTAGGTGTTTCACCAGTCTTAGCATATTGATTATAAACTTTATCAATCGCTTCAGCATCTTTAATAGCCGCTGCGGATCCACCAGCATAATCATCAGGGGATATATCTCTCATCACTTCGGCTGTTTTTTGAAGTTCTTGATCTTTATCTTTTGAGAAATCGATACCTGCTAACTTAAGTGCATTTGAAAAACTTAGTCCAAATTCTTTTTTATCTTTTTTTTGTTGCTCTTCTTTCTCTATTGATTTTAAATCTCCCACACCTTTTGCTTTATCCATCAAAAAATCAAATGCTTCTTTACCAACTTCCAATGAACCCTTTAAAAAATCCATGAGTTTACCAACATTACCAGGAAAATAAGAAGAACCTGCACCATATTCTCTACTAAGAACTTGTGAAAAAACTTCTGGTGTAGCATCTTGACTGGTATAAGGATTAACATATGACAATATAGATACATTTTTCAACATCCAATATTTTGTGTGACCATCAACAGTAGTTGTTTTTTTAGCACCAGTATATTCAGCATAACTTGGACCACCATGAGCAGTTGCTTGGTCAAAATTAACCCAAACTTTTCTTACTACTGAACCCAAATCTTTCTTTGCCTCATATGCTGAAGCTATATTCTGAGCAGCAGCAAATTCAGTATTAGTATAAGATCCATAAGATCCACCAGCTAAAGGTCCACGCTGGTCTACAGGATAATTATATGAACTAAAGATATTATCTGGAACTAATATCTGTATAAAATGATTACCACTATCAAGAGTTCCAATAGATTTTCCACCACCAATTCCAGAACTAATAGTCCATACTCCTATTCCTCTATAACCACCAAGTCCAGTATTACCATTAGCACTAACATAACTACCATCCCAACCACTTAGGTCAGGTGTAATAGGGATTGGTCTATCGGTTTCTCCATTTAACTCATTTGGGTTAGACATATCAGTTGTATTATTCCACCCAGTATCCCAAGTACTCGAATCACTTTCATCTCCACCATTAACATCCTGACTACTACCATCAGCAAATCCTGTGGAATCTGGAACGGTACTAGTTTCTTGATCTACAGCTGGAGTATTAGCATAATTAAATATCTTATATAAATTATCAGTAGACATTGGCATTGTAACTTCACCAAGAACCATGCCAGTCCTTTCCATTTCCTTATCTAAGGACTTTATCTTCTCATCTATCTTATCAGATTTTATATGATGAAATATTTTTCTAAACCTATTCATCAGCACAAGATTTTTATATATTTATGAAGGCAACATTAATAGATACTGGATTAAGTAGTATAAAATTATACAGGTATAAATGCTTAACATTTTCTTTATGTTACGAAATGCTAAATACAAAAAGAGATATTGTCGGTAA